ACGGCCCCGCGCGCCGCGCCCATGTCGGCGCCCCGATCGGCCGCCAACTCGCCCATGCTGCCGATGGCCCGGAAGATGTCCGGCGTCAGGATCGACTGGTCGGCATGGATATGCTGGATCACCGTCGTCCCTCCCCGCGCCACCGCCTGCGGCATCGACGGCATGCCGAACGACCGAACCCGGTTCGCCCCGGCGAACTCCACTCCACCGCCGGGCTTGGCGTAGAACCGTTCCGGCCCACGCTCCCCGGCGATGCCGGTCTCGCCGGCGTTCAGCGTGCCGGGGCTGGCGAAGAACTTCAGGCCGGTCGAGATCAGCGAGCCCCAGTTGAAGCCGCCGCCGTTGCCGCCGTTGGCCTCGGCCGCCAGCGCCGCCTTCGTGGTGGCGTCGATCAGCGCCTCCAGGGCGTTGTCGCCGAGGCGCTGGGCGAAATACCGGAAGAACCCCTCCAGCCCGCCGTTGCGCAGGGCGTCGAAGGCCCCGCCGATGATGTCGCGATAGCGGGCCTCATGCTCCTCGCTCATCGCCAGCCAGTCCTGGTTGAACTGGTCGAGGGCGGAGGGAGAGATGGACGGGTCGCGGTCGATGTTGTCGGCCTTGACCCCGGCTAGCCGCTCGGCCTGCTCGATTTCAAGATTGTTGAGCTTGGTCTTGTCAAGCATCGCCTGGATCTCGGCGGCCTGCCAGCTCATCCCCTGGTCATGCAGCTCCTTCTCCCGCTGGAACAGCCAGCGGGCCGTCTCCGCCTCGCGGATGCGGGTCGCCAGGCCGCTGGCGCGCGCCTGCTCGATGTCCCACTCAATCTGCGCGAGCTCCTTCTGGCGGGCCAATTCCTCCGGCGTCGGCCCCGTACGGCGCGAACCGCTCCGCCCGCCGCCACCGCTCGGCAGGGTCGCCAGCCGACCGGTTCCGCCGCCTTGCTCCGCCTCGGCCGCGCGGCGCTCCCAATCACGCTGGCGCTCCGCTCCCATCTGGCGGCGACTGCGCGTCTTGCCGCCACTGTAAGGATCGACGCCATAGACGCCCTTGACGAACGCCTCGCTGCCCTCATTCTGGCGTCCGACGAACCGGATGTAGTCCTGCACCCACTTGGGTTGACGGTCGAAGGCCTCGCGTTGCTTGCGGGTGAACTGATCGACCGCATTGCTCATCTCGTTCATCTTGCCGATGAACCCGCTGAGCATTTCCATCGACCCCATGATCACGGGGGCGAGGTCGGCAAAGGCGACTGCCAGCTGAGCCTGGATCACCTGGGCGAGGATCGCCGATCGGTCTTCCGCCTCGCTGAGCTTCTTGATGACATCGTCGCTCAGCACGTAGCCGACCCGCCGCGCCTCCTCACGGAACTTCGCCAGGGCGCCCTCTCCGGCGTTGATCACCGGGATGAGCTTTTCAATGCCGAGCTTCTTGGAGATGGCCGCGCGCTCGCTGGCGCTGCTCAGCTCGCCAACCCGGCCGACCACGGCGGTCAACGCCTCATCGACGCTCTTGAACGAACTGATGTCGCTTTCGGTGAAGCCGAGACGCTTGAAGCTGTCGGCCGCCGCCTTGCTGCCGCTTTGGGCCTCTCCCAGCTTCTCGGTGAAGCTGCCCAGGGCGGCGTCGGCATCGTCGGTCGCGCCGCCCGCCTTCACGGCGGCAAATCGGTATTCCTGCAGCACACCCGTGGTGACCTGAAGCTGCGTCGCCGTATCGCCGATCTCGTCGGCCATCGTCATCGCCTGCTTCAGGGCGACGAACGCGGCCACCGCGCCGGCCGTTACAATGCCGCCGATGGCGCCGCCCAGATTGCCGGCCAGGCGCGCCCCCAGGCTCATCTCGCCGTTCAGGTCCTTGATCGCCTCCACCTTCACCGGCTTGGCGACCGAGCGCTCGATCTCGCCCATCCGCCGCTTCACGTCGGCGGAGGCCTCGGCCATCTTGGCCTTGCTGTCGCGGATGTCGGCGGCGAGGGTGTAGACCATCGCCTGCAGCTCGACCTTTTCGGCCATCAGCGCGCCCCTTCAAGCATCTTGCGATGCTGCTCAGCCGTAGGGTGGCGCGGTCCGCCCTTGTCGGGCGGCGAGTTGGCGCGGTTGAAGCCGGCCGTGGCCGCCTTCAGGTCCCACAGGCTCATTCGGCGGGTTTCTTGCGGCGTGTAGCCGAGCGCGGCGCCGAGGCCGATGAACCGCGCCCAGGCCGTGGTTCCGTCGGGGAGGACCCAGCCGCCTTCGCCGGCCTCCCCTTTCGCTCCCCCGGCTTCACCTCGCCTCCGGGCGGCTCGTTCGGCGCCCCGACCCAGGCCGCCGCCAGCACGGCGTAGGCGGTCATGGTGCAGCGCTGCATGTCCGGCGGAACCACGGCCCGCTCGACCAGGCGAAGCGCCGGCTCCTTGCCCATCCCCGCGCCGATCAGGGCGAGCCGAAGCACTGCCTTCACCTCGCCGATCAGCGCCTGGCCACTGGCCAGACGGTCGAGGATCTTGACCACCGACGCCTCGCCGGCGGGCAGTCCGAGGCGGACCAGCTTTTCCAGGCGAAGCTCCTCCAGCTGCTCCAGCTGGCCGATGTCCAGCTGGAAGTCGAAGTCGCCCTCGCCCAGGAAATCGGTGATCTTGGCGGTGCGGGTCATCTCAGTCCCAGGTTAGGGTGTAGTCGTCGGCCAGGGAGAACTTGGCATCGAACTGCTGGAACTCGCCGTCCATGCCGCCGATCGACATGCTTTCGAGCACCCAGTCGGCCGTGATGGTCATGCCGATCCCGGCGCCCAGGTCCTGAATGGCCTTGGCCGAAACCGGCTCGCCGGCGTCCCAGGCGGTGATCATGGCCTTGACCGATACCGGCTCACCCAGCCCGGCGCCGGTGAAGCTGATGTCCCTGCCCTTGACCCGACGCTTGGTGACCTTCGGACCGCCGGGGTTGGAGCAGTCGCCGACCTGGGCGGAGTAGACGTCGCTGGTGAAATCCAGCTTCCGGTCGGTGTTGATGGTGCAGGGGTGCAGAAAGGTCCCCGGGTTGGCCGGGTCCTCGATCTTGAACAGGAGCAGCTCCCCGTTCATCGTGGCGTGGGCAGTCATGGCCGTCTCCTGTCAGGCGCGGTGGACGAGAAATCGAAAGGTCGAGACCAGGTGCTCGATGGTCGGGTCGGGATCGCCCGCCTCGCGCTGGCCCTGGAAGGGATTGCGGCCGGTGATCTTCCAGCCCTCGGCGGTCAGGCCCCGGTCCATGACCTCGCGGGCCGCGTCGGCCAGGTCGCCACAGACCAGGCTGGCCGACTGGCCCACCGCCCAGCTATGGATGACCAGATAGACCTCATAGATGCGGCGGTCGCAAACCCGCCCGAACGGCAGAACCTGCGGCTTCTCCAGGGTCAGCCGCGGATAGATGTCGGCGTACTTCTTCAGTGGCGCAAACACCGCCGGGCCGTCCGTCTGATGCCGGGCGACCAGGGCGAGCACCATATCGTCGGTCAGAAGCGCCTCGGCCTCCGCCGTCTTGATCGCCCGGCTGATGGGGGCCGTCATGCGCTCGCCGCCGCCTTGCGTCCGCCGGCCCTGGCGGCTTCCTCTACCTTGCGCTTCACCGTGCTGCGCAGGCCGCGAATGGTCGGATAGAAGAAGGGCTGCGCCCGCGTGCCCGGATGCCAGCCGCCGGTCAATTGGCGGCGGCGCGTGGTGGTGTCAGCGCCTTGGGCCACGCCGTGCGGCGCCGTGCCGAACTCCAGGAAGTGGGCGTAGTAGACCTCGTCGTTGCCGGCGACCACGGTGAACACCAGCCCGGCCTCGGCCTTCACCGCCCGCGCCGCGTCGCCCACACCGCCACCGCCGGGGCTGCGCACTGTTGACAGTGTCGGCGAACCGGCGGGGAGGCCCCTGATATAGCTGATCGACCGGGCCAGCGCGCCGGTGTCGCGCGGGGCGGCCCGGCGGATCGCCGCCGCCATCTGCTCGGCGGCGTCCTCCAGCGCGGCCGACATGGCCTTTTGCTGCTGTTCGGGAACGGCCTTCAGCTGACGCAGCAGCGCCTCGACGCCTCGCACCCGGCTAGTGGACATCGCCCTTGCCCGCGATCAGGAACATGTTCAGCACCCCCCGCTGCCGGGTGTCCGGCTCGCACCAGCTGATGGTGAAGATGCGCGGCGGATCGACGATCCGCCCGTCGAGGACGTCGAGGGCGGCGCGATAGTCCGGCGTGATCTCGCGGGTCAGGGTATCGAGGCGGCATTGAAGGTCGTAGGTCGAGACCCCAGACCGGCGGTCGGCCAGCGTCTCCTCGCCGCCCCGGCTCGGCTCCATTCGAACCGCGCGCGAGCCGACGTCTTCCCACTCTGTCTTGACCTCGCCGCCGATGTTCGGCCCGGAGGCCTGGCGCTGAAAGCGCACCCGGCTCCGCAACAGATGCGCCCCGAACTTCCCCCGCGCCATTAGACGGCCTCACGAACGGCGTTCGCCTCGGCCCGAGTCCTCGGGCGCCTGGCCATGACCGCCTTGCCCTTGGCTTTCGCCGCCTTGGCGCAGTCGCGGGTAACGTTCAGGGTTTGCCCCTCCCGGTAGGCGATGGTCACCGCCCGGTTCTCCGGCGGCGTCCAGTCGAACGCCGCCGTGAACGTCACCCAGGCCACAGCCTCAGGCCGTCGCGCAGGTGATCAGGACGTCGTAGGTGACGCCCGACCCCGACGAACTGTTGGCCACCAGCAGGATGTCGCCCGTCGAGGCCGTCACCGTCCAGCCCGCCCCCGGATGGGTCAGGGTGATGGCGCCGCCGGGCGGGATGGAGATCTTGTCGGTCGCGTCGGCGAACGGTCCGACGAAGGTGTTGGACCCGGCCCCGCCGACCACCACGCTGTTGGTGTTACCGGCGGCGGCCACGAAGGTCAGCGACTTCACCTTGGCGCAGGTGATCGTCGCGCCCAGCGGGTCGGTCAGCGCCCCGGCCAGGTCGAGGTTCTCGGTGCTCGAGGCGGCGATGGTCCGCTGGGCGTAGTAGAGCTTGTCGGCAAAGCCGACGCCCGTGCCCGGCGACAGCTGGGTCAGGTCGCCCAGGTTGAAGCGGAAGCTGGGCGTGCCGGCCGAGGTGGCGGCGCCCGAATAGGTCCCCTCCGCCCGCACGGTCACGTCGGCGTTGACGCCCGGCGCGGCCACGGCGACCCCCGCCGTCAGCAGCCCGATGACGACCAGCGCCACCAGCAGCATCCGCACGAGGACGGTTCTGATTTGTCCGCGCGCATCGCACTCACCCGCGAACTCGCCGGCGCGAAGCGCGGCCATCAGCTCAACCATGTCAGTCTCCTTGGGCCCTGGGCCCGGCATGAGCGGCGGGCTAAAACGCCCAGACCCGCAGGTTCTTCAGCAGGTTGTTGACGGCCGCGGGCTCCGTGCCCTCCGGATCGTCGAACAGATGCCGTGACAGCAGCAGGATGGCCGAGCGCGCCCGGTCCGGGATCTCCGCCAGGGTGGCGTAGCCGGCCACCCACTCGATCTCGATCCCGTTGGCGACCCGCGCCGTCGTCGGGATGGACGCCGCCGACCGCAGCACCAGGCGCGGCTCATAGCCGCTGGCGTCCACATAGTAGTCGCCTGCGGAGACCGTCGTGGCCGTGTCGCCGTCGTCATAGGTCTTAAGGTGGGTGACGCTGATCACCGGCGGCCTGGGCAGGGTCAGATACCGCAGCGTGCAGCCGCGCCCGTCCGTCGGCCAAGCGTCGAGAAAGCCGCGCCAGGTCCGCTGCGCCAGGGTCATCCCCAGCCGGCTCTCGACCTCCTCGGTCGCGGCCCGCAGCGCCGTCTCCAGGTCCGCGTCGCGGCTTTCGTCCTCGATCTGCAGGCGGGCCTTGGCCTCCTCCAGGGAGACCACGGCAAAGGCGGCGGAGGAGACCGGCCGAGGCGTCAGCATGCCGCGCTCCCCTTCACCAGGAAGGCCCGCTCTGCGGTCAGCCCGCACAGCGTGGTCACCCTGTTCACCACCCGGTGCACCGCCCCGGGCTCCACGCCCTCGAGCCGCACCGAAGCCACCCCATCCCGGATCCCCGGAACCCCCAGCACCGGCCCCTCCGGCGCGACGCTCCACCAAGACCCCGTCACCTCAACCCCACCCTCCAGCTTCCGCCAGTCCACCCGAAGGTCGATGGCCTCGCGGGGCGCGAGCTCAAGCATGCCGTCCGTCATGACGAAGCGCCGAACCGGGTTCGGGGTCAGTCGATCAGGACGTGGAACGTGCCGACCTTGGCGTTGCCGCCCTGGGCGATCACGATCTTGACGCGGTCGCTGGCCAGGGCGATCCGGTCCAGCACGGCCGTGCCGCCCGACGCGTAGAGCGCCGCGACGCCCGCGTTGCTGTGGGTGGCGGCGCGCGGATTGCAGACCTTGGCGGCGTTGACGTTGCTCTCGGTCCACAGGCTCTCGCCGGTCGCTTCCGAGGTGATGGTGAAGTCGACGCCATCGGCGAAGTCGGTCTTCACATAGTGGATGCTGTTGAGCTTGCCGGAGACCCGCGGCGTGTAGGCCGTGGCGCTGCCGTCAGCGGCGGTGGTGATGGTGAGCTTGTAGCGACGCATCGTCTTCTCCTGTGGCGCCTCAGCGCCGGTTGTCGGCGGCCGCAGCCGCCTGGGTTAGGCCTTGGTCTTGGCGGCCTTGTTGGGCGGGTCTTTCTCCGCCTTGTTCTTCGGCGCGGGTTCAGCCTTCTTCGCCGACACCGGCTCACGCGCGGGTGCGGGCTCCGGCTCCTCATCGCCGACGATTTCGAACTTTGACGGGTGAGCCTTCAGGAGGTCGTCGGCGACGGCCTTACTGACAGTGACTTCCTGGCCAGGCCGCAGGCTGTCGGCCTGCAGGGACGAGACCGCGATCTGGTCGAGAACCTTGAGTTTCATGGGGGGCCTCCTTTGCCGGGCCGTCGCCGGGGCGCGGCGGCCGGGGAAAGAAGGCCCCGGGCGGACAAGCCGCCCGGAGCCCGCTTCCGTTGGCGTCAGGCCGCCAGGGCGTCGCTGAAGTCGCCCTTGACGAAGGCTTCCGGCCGATAGACGGCCAGGGCCAGTCGCTCTTCCGCCCGGATCGTGACCAGGTTCTTGCGGAAGTTGTCGCTGTCCTCGGTGGAGACTTCGACGTTGGCGTCCTCGCGGTCGAAGATCTGGGCGCCCAGCTGGAAAGCCCCGGTCAGGAACTTGTCCACGGTCATCGCCTGGGTCTCGACCACCGGCAGGCGCCACAGCCGCGGCTCGACGCCGCCCTGCGGATTGGCGAACAGGTAGGCGCCGTCATCGGTCTTGGTCAGCTCGATGTCGGCCCAGTCCGCCGGGTGCATGACGATGCCGTTCGGCGGGTACTCGGCCAGGTAGGCCTGCAGGATGGCCAGGCGGATGACGTCGATCTTGGTCATGTTGCCAGCCGAGGTCGGCGCGATCGGCTGCGAGTAGGCGGTCGCCTGGGTGTAGATGCCGTTCAGGTCGGTGCCGGTGCCGCCGCCGTTGAGCAGCTGGTTTTCCTCGACATACATCAGGCCGTAGCGCAGGCGCCCGTCGATGTAGCTCTGGAGCATCGGCACGTCGTCGAGGATCTGTTTCGTCGCCAGCACCCAGTGGGCGATGGTCGTCACGGCCGTGGTGACGATGTCGAACTTGATCTCCGACTGCGGCTTGGCCGTCCCCGCCGTCTCGGTGACGGTCGCGGCGCTGTTGGTGAAGCCGGTTTCCTTCAGGTACTGGATCGACGGCCCGTCGGTGCGGCCCGGGGTCAGCAGGTCCCGGATGGTCATGCGCCGCTGGGGCGGTGCGATGATGCCGGGCAGGCGAACCGGGGCGATCAGATCGCCGGCCGAGCCGTCGGCGTCGGTGGTCAGCGAGGAGATGATGGCCTTCAGCTTCATGCTGACGCTGCCCTTGCGGGAGCCGCTCAGGAAGGCCTTCAGCTCTTCGCTTTCGACGAACTGCTGCCCCGCCGACTTGCGAGCTTCCGGCTCGGCGGGACCGCGTGCCATCTTCTGTTCGATCTCGGTCAGGCGAGCCGAAATCTCGTTGTGCTTGATCAGCGCTTCGTCGGCCGCCTTCTTGGTGTCGTCCGTGACCTGGCCGAGGTTTTTCAGCTCGGTCGCGGTCTTCTCGGCGAAGGTCTTCACCTGGTCGGTGGCCTCCTTCAGCTGGACGGCGAGGCCCTTCAGATCGGCATCCGAAGGCTCATCCTTGCGGCCGAAGTCAGACGGATTGGCCGTGTGGCCACGATCGAGCGCGGCGGCGGACAGCAGGGCGAGCGAACCCGCCGCAAGCAAGGTGCGGTGTTGCATGGGATTTTCCTTAGAGGTTGGGTTCAGAGGGTCGGCAGGCTGAAGCCCGCCAAGGTCTCGGCCAGGGCCTTAAAGCCCTCGCCGTCAGTCGCCTCCTGTCCAACCTCCCGTTGGAGCCAGGCCTTGTATCCGAGGGCGGCGATCTCCTCGGAGTCGGAGCGCGAGACCCGGAGCTTCTCCCGAAGCCAGCCCTCGAACTCACGAACGGTCAGACGCTCGCCGCGCGCCAGGCGCGCCTTGACGGCGTCGATCTGCGCTTCCTTCAGCGCGGGAAAGGTGACGGGCGAAATCTCGCGGAGGTCCAACTCGATCAGCCGGCGCGGTTCGCTGTTGTTGAAATCGTAGGGGTCGGCCTTCAGCTCGTAGTAGCCGATCGACAGGCCGGTCACCGCCTGCATCTTGACGTCCGACCAGGCCTCCTGCCCCCGTTGCGTCTCCAGGTTCAGCCGACCCGCCAGCTTCAGGCCCTTGCCGTCTTCCTCGAAGTCGTCCCACACCCCGATGGGCTGATCGCTCTGGTGCTGCCACAGCATCGGGATCGGGCGCTTCAGCTTGCGCCAGTTACGCAGCGACTTGGTGAAGGCGCCCTGCTTGACCACCTCGCCATAGCTGTCGACCTTGTCCCACAGCGAGCCATAGCCGACGATCTCGCCCGGCTGGCCCTCGGCCTTCACCTCCAGCTCGCCGTGCGAGGCTTTGACCAGCAGGTCGCCGCCGGCGGCGTCTCCCTTGCGGCCGAACAGGGCGGGGTCGAGGGTGATGGTCTGGCGCATCGGCGGCTCCTATTCCGCCGGCGGCGGCAGCACCGGCGTCGCCGGGTTGCTCGCCGTCACCGGCACGTTCTGCATCTGCATCCGCGGGGTATCGCCGCCGGCCACCGGCGGCAGGTTCTCGAAGCCCCGCACCTCGTTGATCGTCATCCAGCCGTTCTGCAGACCCGCGTTGTAGAACTCGGCCCGCGCCTTGCTGTCGCCGCGCAGGAGCCCTTCGATCGAGAACTCGATGGTGATCCCGGCCGCCCGGTCCGCCGGGGTCAGCAGCTGCTTCTCCGCCGCCTGCTCGATCCGCTTAAGCCGCCGGCGAAGGGTGAACTTCTGGAAGCCCAGCGTCTGCTGCTCCAGTCCGGTCCCCCAGCTGGTCGTCTTCTCCGTATGACCGACCATGAACGGCGGCACCCCGAAGAACCGGCAGACCTCCTCGACGGAAAAGCCACGGGACTGCAGCATCTGCGCGTCCTCGTGGTTCATCGAAATCGCCTCGAGCTTCATTCCCCCTTCGGCAATGAACGGCTCTCCCGCGTTCATCGCGCCCTTGTACTTCTCGACCAGCGCCTCGCCGGCCAGGTCGCGGTGTTCCTTTTGCAGGAACTCCGGAAACACGAACTGCACAGACGGGCGCATGCCGTTTCGGAACGTCGAAGCCGCCGCCGTGTCGGTCGCCTGGGCCAGGCCGAACACCTTGCGCCCGAAGGCCAGAGTTGACAGGCCGCCAAGCGGCGAGCCGCCGAAACCCCGAATATGGAAAACGTTTTCCTCCGGCTCGTCGTAGCGCTTGCCGTTCTCGACCCAGCGATATTGAAGCGAACCGCGTTCGGTCCTGCGGACATCGACCAAGGCGCCGATGGGCGTCAGCGCCGCGATCCGCCCGCCCATCCGGTCGATGCGGGCGTAGGAGTTGCCCCGCAGCTCCAGCGCGACCGTGCAGAACTCCCAGAAGTCCAGCGCCGTCTGCTCGAAGTTCGGGCTGCTGTGCAGCAGGTTGTAGAGCGGATGATCCTTGGCCACCGAGCGGTTGCCGTTCCGGTCCGTCCGATAGACCATCAGCGGCAGCGACCCGATGGTCCCGGCCAGCAGGTTTACACAGGCCCAGGCCGCCGACAGCGCCAGGACGCTACTTTCGGTGACGGCCTCACCGGACTCTGTCCGATAGCCGCCGCGATAGGCGCGCGCCAACGCCGGGTCGCTGATCGACCACCCTCGCAGCAAGGCGGCAACCGCCTTCTGAACGAAGTTCACGCGGCCACTTTCCGCGAGGCGATGAGGCTCTTCAGGTAGTCGTCCAACCCTGCCCCCTTATCGCCCGTGTCACGGGCCGCGATGCCGAGCGCCATGCAAAGGGCGACGATGCCGTCGATCCGCTGGCTGCTCTTGTCCTTGGCCGGCTTGATGTTGCCGGCCGGGTCCGTCTGGATGGCCACGGCCCGCGCGTGGCGGGCCAGGACCGGATGGCCGCCGTGGTGGAAGCCGTTGGCCAGGACCAGCCGCTCGAGTTCCTTGGCCGGGCCGCTCATGGAGACAAAGCCCTGGCCGAACTTCACCACCGGCAGGCCCTCGCCCATCAACTTGACCAGCGTCTCCGTCGCGTCGAACCGGTCGATGGCGATGCCCCCGACATCGGCCGAGGGCGGGTCGCCCATGTGCGCGACCTTGAAGACCTGGGCGTCCTTGATGACCTGAAGCCGGATGGCTTCGTGGTCGATCACGTTGCCTTCCGTCGTGAACAGCGCCCCGTCGCGAGCCCAGGCCTCGTAGGGCACCCGGTCCCGCCGGCCGTGTTCCTTCAGCAGATCCTGTGGCTTCCAGAACCGGCACAGCAGCGCCGGCTTCTCCAGCCCGGGCTGGACCGGGAACCACCAGGTGAGCGCCGAGAGGTCCTGCACCGCCGACAGGTCGAGCCCGCCGAAGCACCGCAGTCCGGCCAGCTTCTCCTCCAGCTTGCGCCAGTCGAGCGGCCCTTCGCAGTGGTTCCAGCCGAACCGCTTGCCCGCGTCGTCCACCCCGTCGATCGGCAGCCAGCGGACCATCTGCTCGGTCCACATGTTCAGCCGGTAGCGTTTGAAGTCGTTCTCCAGGCGAGGCGTCTGCCGGGCACGGTTGAAGTCGGCCAGGAAGGCGGCCGTCTTGACTGTCTTGCCGTAGTTCGGATTGGCCTTCCGCCAGGTCGCCTCGTCCTGCCAGTCGTCGTCGTTGGCCGCCGCGTAGACCACGACCAGCGTCTCGTCGTCCTCGACGTCGCCGGCCAGGATGGCCTCGCATTCCTTCCAGACCTCCTCGCCGTGCGTGCCCTTCACGCCGGCCGTGGAGATCATCACCTCGACCGGCTGGCGCCGGGCGGCGGCGCTGTCATGCACGAAGGTGTAGAGGTCTCCCGTCTTCCACTCGTGGACCTCGTCCCCGACCAGACCCGACATGTTCAGCCCGTGCTTGCCCTGCGGCTTGCCGGACAGCGCCCGGAACGCGGCGTTGAGCTGCGGGCAGTAGATCGAATGCTTCAGGCACTCCAGCAGGCCCGACAGTTGCGGCGAATAGGCCACCATGCTGGCGGCCTTGTTGAACACGATGGCCGCCTGAGCGCCTTCCGACGCGATCGAGTAGACCTCGCCCGCCTGCTCCGCATCGCCCAGCAGCATCAGCAGGGCAATGCCGGCCGCCAGCTCGGTCTTGCCGTTCTTCCGGGCCACCCAGACGAAGCACCGGCGATAGCGCCGGGTCCCGTCCGCCCGCTTCCAGCCGAACAGCGGCCGGACGATGTCGTGCTCCTGCCAGGGCTCCAGGTTGAACGGCCGTCCGGCCCATTCCCCCGTCGTCAGCCGCAGGTACTTGGGGAAGAACCCGGCCGCCTTGTCGGCCGCGCGTTCGTCGTACCAGAACCGCCCTTCCCGCCAGACCTCGCCGTCCCAGGTCGCCTTCGGATGGCGCTTGAGCGCCTCCGGCCTGGTCGGCTCCGCCGTCCGTTCCGCCACCCGTCAGTTGAGCAGGCCGATAGGCCCGGTCTCCTCCGGCGGCGCGGTCGGCGTCTCCGCCGAGTCCTGGCGTTCGCCCTCGTCCTTCGCCGCCGGCTTGTCGCCGAACAGGTCGCCCGGCGTCTGCGACCGCGCCCTGTCGGCGAAGATCCGTTGCCGGTCCGCCGGCGTCAGCCCGAAGTTCGCCTCCAAATGCGCCAGCTCGCGCGAGTAGCGCAGGCTCAGCAGCGCCGCCGGGTTGGCCCGCTTCATCTTCCCGTGGACGCTTTCGGTCCAGTAGACGACCCCGTCGGTGTCAATCTCCCGCTCCGCCTGCTCGAACCGCGCGGTCAGGACGCAGTAGCGAGTGAACGCCGCCGCATCCAAATCGCTCAGCAGCCGAGCCCCGGCCAGCCTGGGCGCCAGCGCGTTCCACACGACGGCGGCCAACGCGTTGAGCGTCCGCGTCGGCTGCACGCTGCCGACCGCGATCGCCGCGACGGCCTCCGCCTTCGGCTTCGGCTTCCGCGCCGACCGCACCGCGGCCTTCTGCGCGCTAACAGCCGCCGGCTGTGGCTTGCGTCCCCGCATGGCTCACTCCATAAAAAATGTTTCCGCAATTCAGCGAAAACACGCGCGTTCCTCCCCCGCCGGTCCCGGCCTCGGAGGCCCCAGACTTTTGACCCCCCCACCCCTCCGGCGTGGTCAAGCGCGGTCGGTTCGCGTCTGTCGCTTTTCGGAGGGATCTAGGCGGGGGATGCCGAGGCGGTCGGCCTGGGCGTGGAGGGCGGTGAGACCTTGGCGTTCCAGCGCCTGCTTCTCGCCGTCGTGGTAGTCACGGCAGCAGGGGACCCAGCGGGTCTTGTCCCAGAAGCCGCCGTAGGTCTGGTGCGGGTAGTGGTGGTCAACCAGCTGGGCCTCACAGACCAGCCCATTGACCTGGTGCGGCAGGCACAGCGGGTGGTCGCGGAGGAAGCCCTTCGCCGCCTTGTCCCAGGCCGTGCTGTAGCCCCGCTCCCGCGCCGAGCCCCGCCGCGCGTCGCTCTCCCGCTCGCGCTCCGCCTTCGGACGTTGGCCCGAAGGCCGAAAAGTCGGGGGCATCACCGGCATGGCCACGCCCCCGAAGTTCATAGGGAGGAACGCCCCAGGAAGGGCAAGGGTCGCCAGCCCCACAAACGCGGAAGCCCGCCTCGTTTCCGGGGCGGGCTTCTCTGTCGCAGTTCTGGCGGTGGAGCTTTGGTGCGCTGATTTGCGCGGGCACGTCAAGCCACCTTCTTCGACACCCCCTCGAACTCATCCCCGATCAGGTCCAACGCCACCTTCAGCACCGCCTCCAGCTCCCCCGCCCGCCGGTCATTCCCGCCCGCCAGCTGGCGCAGCGTATGGCCGATCCCGCACACCCCATCCAGCACCGTCAGCATGTCCACCTGCCCCCGCAGCACCACCCACCGAACCCGGAACAGGTCCCGCTGCGCCTGGGTATGCGACACCATCGCCGCCTCGGCATGCAGACCCGGCCCCGGCGCGCCGCCGCCCGCGCCCACATTGGCGCTACTCTTGATCGACACCCCGCCCGCGTCCCGGAACATCTCCCGGTACCGCAGCGCCATCGCTCCGCGCACGCCGCCCAGCCGCTTCCGCTCCAGCAGCCACAACAGCCCGTCCACCCGCCGCTGACCCTCGTCCGGGCTCGCCCCCTTCAGCAGCCGATACCGCCGCTCCGCCCGCTGCCGCGTCATCCCCGGCGCGATGTCCAGCACCAGCCGCTTCCAGCCCACCGGCGGCTCCGCGTCCCGGCCCTTCAGCAGCACCGCGTCCATCGTGTCCGTCCAATGATCGCCCATCACCGCGCCCCTTCCCTCGGATCGACCAACGTCCAGTCCCCGCCCAGCCGCGCCTCCCGCAGCCGGTCGAACGCCCAGCCCGTCCGCGCCAGCACCGCCCGGCGCTCGCCGTCCCAGCCCGCCGGGTCGATC